TCTGTCGAGTTTGGATAAGCGCCGGTGTAGGAGCCCCAGCTGCGCCAGCCATTGAGATTGATGGCAGTGATGATACCATAGCTGTTTACAATGGTGCCCTGATCCTGATTCAGGAGGATCTCGGTTCCATCAGCAAGGCAGGTTCCAGTCACACCAATCATCTTGTTGGACGGGGAACGGCTCGGAACGTCGCCATTATCAGCGATGGTGTAGGCAGTGAGCGCACCCATCACGGCAGAGGCGGCGAAGATGTGATCTCCCACTCTCAGGCACGGCCAGAAACAAGCGCAGAACGGGCTCGTGAAGCCTGCGTTCTCCTTGACGTTTTTGGTGGCCGTGTAGAGTCTGGCTGCTGCGGTGTCGATATCCAAAAAAGCCATGCCCTTGAACACGCCGTTGATGTTAGCGGCCTTGGCGGTCATGGCAATACCGACTTCGGAGATCTGGGAGAAGTTCGGAGCCAGGATGATACAGGGGATCACGCCAAGCTTCGGATAGACCGACTGTACCAGTTCGAGACCGGTGGAAACGCCAGTAGAGACATTGTAGGAGCCAATGATTTTTTCAGCGGTCACCTTGGTCAGGTCAACCAGCGTGCAGGTTACAGTTGTCGCCACGGACGCATCAAAAGCGGAATCCGGGATAAAGTTGATGACAAGCTTACCCTCAGAGTTGTAAGCAATCGTGTAATCAACGTCTTTTTCCAGTGTGGTTTCGCCCTGGACAACGCTAACCGTGCTCTTGATCGCCCCAACCTTATCAATGACCACACTGGACGCAACCGGAGCGGTCAGGGATACAGTGTCAGGCTGAGCCTTCCGCATGGTTGCCACATCAAGGACATTGATATAGACAACCGGCTGAACCGGGAACACATTGGATGTGATATACATGGTCTGGCAGAGACCATAGTTTGTAAAGTCTGGCAGATAGCCAAGGCGTTCCATGGCCTCAGTTGCGGATGTGGCCAAAACGGGGACGTTGGTCACCTCTGCCGGGGCATCGAGCATCCACACCGGAGCCGCACCAACCACGCACTGGACGGAACTGTCAGACAGGATCGGAGCGGAAAGCGCTGTGTCACTCTCGTAAACATATACACCATGTTTGATGGCCATTACTCATCACCTCCTAAAGCGAGCGCTGCCTGATAAGCGTCCCAGATGTAACCGCTCTGATCACGAATCATTTTCTCCGCTGCCGGATAGGATTTGATCGGGATAAAGAGTTGCTTTAATCTCGGAGCGCTTTCAGCAGCTTTTAAAAAAGCGGCCGGATAATCGGTGTAAACAACATTGTTTGTCACCTCCAGCTTTGCCACGGTTGGCCCAACGTACATTTTCGGGTCAGACCATTTCTTCTTCTTCGCCTCGACTTTTGTTTCTTCTGCCGGGGCGGTAGTATTTTTCGTACTCTGTGACATCTAAAGGATCCTCCCTCGTAATTTTTGGCGCGGCAAACTGCATCAGTACCGCCCCGAAAAAATATGGATAAGTGTCTTCATCTTGTAGCGTCATATTCATATTTGGCAGACAGCGGAAACCGACATGGTGGGGACTACCCAAAACCGCCTCACGCCCGAAACGGTTTGTAATCCTGGTCATGGCATTGAGCAAGGAGAAATGTCCCTGATTCTCGGCTCCCTCATCGTGGATGCCAAGATAGACTGCCACTGTCCACGTCCAGAAGTCAGTATCCGATTCTGTATTGGCTTCCATCAGACGAACGATGTAATACGGAAAGAACTGGTCTCTGTCTTCGTCATCGTTTTGCAAAACAGGCAGTTGCTGGATAAAACCATTGAACCCCACCTGTTTCTGTCCATCTGCTCTTGTGGTTACCACATCAGCCAGTACATCACCAATCACATTCAGAAGTCCTCTCTGAAGGTCTGACGCTACAAGCAAATCTTTACGGTTAGAGTTTTTATAAATCATTTTATCCCACCAGTAAGGCTATCTGTTGTCTCATGTACTTCTGAAGGTCAGCTCCGATCTGCGGTCTCATCGGCCCCCAGACTCTCGGTTCTGATCCGATCATATAAGGCACCGACTTCGATTTGATCTTCTCGATCGGCAATCGTGCTGAAGACGTGCGGACGTAGACCTGGCCGTTTGCCTTGCCCTTGCCAACGAATGCCTTGTTGCCATACTTTATGATCGGTTTCAGGCCACTCCGGACAACATCAATCTTGACGCCGGTCTGAGGTGTGGAGTAGTGGAATTTCTTAACCTCCAGGGTGTTTCCACTGCTCCGGATCGTGGCTACAAGATTCCCGGCAGACGCCTTATCAATCTGCATATCTTTTTTGAAACCACCGGTCTTGACCGTGTAGGAAGCCTGCGCCTTTTGTGCCAGTTTGACACGGGCCGATGTTGCCGTCTTGTTCAGGGCCCTCGCTATGTAAGTTCGCGCCTTGTCTCCTGCGAGCTCCTGGAGTTTCTGGGAGAGTCTCGCAAAATCGCCTTCATCAAGTTTGTAAGTGAAATTGATTAACTGTCCCATTATGCCCTGTTCGCCTCCAGTGTGATACTGTACACGCCGCCCTCATCTATCGCATCGACAACCCTGAACTTACGGCCGTCCATGGTAAGGAGACTGCCTTGTTTCGGCAGCGGTCCATAGTCGGATGCCGCCACGTAGATGAGTCTCTGATTCGTGTAAACCCCGTCCATGTGCTGGTTGAATCGCTTCTCACGCTCAATCTGCTCGTTCTCATCGAGCTGGCAGGGCATTTCCACGCCGTTGATCGTGTGCATGTCGGAAAACTCCTCGATGTTTAGAAAAACGGTATGGATATCATCAGATATGATCTCCTTGAAGGTCATTTTTTCCGTCTCCCAACCCTTGCGTTGGGATCTCCATCACTTGACCGTCCGGGTTTGCCCTGTACACTTACGGGTTTGGCTTTTGGCGCTGGCTTGTGGATGTCCACCTCATCCCAAAACGCAACGCCGTTGTCAAGCCACGCCTGAACAAGTCCCTGATCGGATGCCGGAAGCGCATCGCCTATCCCATACTGACGGGAAGCGCATAAGATAGGCTTTTTCGCCCTCAGTGTCATGCGTTAATCTTAACGTACACGGTGGAATCAGCTGCTTTCGCATCAGCAGCAACAAAACCATTGACAGAGTCACCATTTCCGACAGCTTCAGCGGTTCCGGTAGCTGCCGTGATGGTTACGGCTGTACCGATCGCCATAGCATCACTGCCCTTGGAAAACTCGAAAACCCCTTCCACGTGAACAGAGCCAAGAGCGCCGGGAGCAATATCACATCCTGCAATACCGATTCTGTCACCGATTGCAAGCACGGTTCCTGCCTCGATCAGCGTATCACCGCTGTTGACATAGTCGAGGGATTCCCCACGATGCCAAAAATTTGCCTTTGCCATTTCTCACACCTCCTTTATGCCAGAGCAACGCCCGGGTTCTTGTACCAACCTCTCCAGTCTCTTACACTGATACCCCAGTCAAGCCAGATATCCCATGTAAAACCGAGCTGGCCAACGGTCTCCATGCGTCTCACAGTCGGGGTCTCCTGTCCGTTCAGGTAGTCGACCTGGATGCCTCTTGCGCTGGAAGCGTCAGCCTGGATAAACCACGGACAAGCGCCACTGCCAGCAAGAGCGTTAAGGAGCGGAGACTGGACAACGCCAAGCGGATAGTTATACAGTGGGTTGATGTCGTTGTGATCGGAGCCGGTCACCTGTGCGGAGTGGAAAATTACCGCAAGGTCGAACTCATATCCAACAGGAACAATCAACTGTCTCGGAGTAATGTAGATCGGATCGCCAAAGGTGTCCGTCTGTTTCTGCATCTGAAGGATCATTGCCTGAATCGCAGACTGGGAAATCGCAGAGCCAGTACCAAGCACGTTTTTATGATCTGCGCAGAACAGCTGTTTTCCATCAAAGATCGCTGCGTTGTCATAGATAATCTTATAAACCTGCTTATCGATGGTCTTTTTTGCCGCCTGCGCATAGAGACCGGGGACGCGAGTCAGGAAACCGATATCATCATTGACGAAGGCCTGACGAGTCATGCTGAACTGCTTTGCATAAGTATCGAGCTTGCGCTGCGGTAACAGTTCGGTTCTCGGCATATCCGGGTGAATCTCGCCGTTCTCGGGCAGGAGCAGGAAATCACCAACGCCACCGATTACGTACTCATGATCGGAAGTCGTCTTGAAGTCCGGTAAAGAGCCCTTCGTGGTGATCTGCTGGAACGTTGTCGGAACGTGGTTATACATCTCAACTATGGATTTTCTGATTGTCTGATCCATAATCGCCGGGAAAGCAGCTGTCGGATTGTAGAACTGCCTCTCGCCAAGTTTGTCATAGATTTCAGACGGGCTCATCCGGATCAGGTCGTTGACGTTGACGCCGTCACGTCTCAGGCACTCAATGCCTATATCCCTCAGGGATGTACCACGGAACGATTCAGCACCCTCAGCCGGTTTAGACAGCTCCACACCGCCACGCATGGTCAGTCCATCGACTGCAGCAGCCCGGAATTTGTCGCTCTCATCAACGGTAACGTTGACACCTCTGCTGACAGGGGCCTTGGTTGCTTTCAACTCTTCAAGTACCAGCGCCCGGTAAGCATCGGTGCTGATGCCATCAGAGATTGCCTTGGACGGATCCATATCAAAAGATCTCGCAATACTTGTGATCTCTGTTACTCTGTTGCGCTCCTCCTGGATCGCCCTCTGTGCCATATCCTCCACCGGAAGGGCTTCAAGTGCTTTCTGCAGGCTGTCGAATTCTGCCTGCTCTTCTGGTGTCATTGCCCTCTCTTCGGCTTTTGCCGCATCGAGTAGGGCTTTCTGACGGGCTAAAATTGCCTCTCTGTTCATATTTACCTACCTCCATTCAGGTTATACTGGTATGTTCTTAAATTGGTTTCATAAAAATCGGGTACAATCTCCGGAGTATCATCATCAGATCTGCCAACGCCAACAGTGGCATCAGCCGGAACCGAAACGATTGATACTTCATAAGGTGTCCACCGACGGGCGATGTAACATGGGCCTGCAAACCTGCCATCTGTTGACGACTTGCCTTCCCTTACCTGCTCGTAGTTGTCCACTCTATACCCAACGGAAACGCCTCTCAGCGTCCCGGATTTCACCTTCTGGTAAACCGTTTCGGACAGTTCGTCCCGGTCAAACTCGACCTCTACCATGCCTCTGTTGTTCTCTATCCAGGCTTTGGTGATCTTCCCGATCACATCATCTCTGTTGTGGTTATACAAAACCACTCCGATCTCCTGGAGCCGGGTCAGGTCGATTGCACCGTCTTTATGGTCGAGGATCTCCGAACCAAACCACCGTTCGTAAGGTGTCTCGGAAGAAAACGACATTACGAAGCGTCTGCTTTCCTCTTCGCCTTCGCCCTCACTGCGCTGTATCAGCGCCCCCATTGTCTCCCGCTGTAGTTTTGTCGGGATTTTGCCCGATGTTTTCTTTTTCTGTCTTAGATTTGCCATCGAAAAGCATCCCTCCTAAGTCTATAGATTTTGATTTTGCGTACTTGTTGACCTCTGCCATGTCATCCAGCTGGGCTTTCCAGTCCCTCCCTGACTCAGCAGAAACTTGTTTGAAGGTCTTAATGCCGTACTTCAGCGCCGTCATGGTAGCGTTTGCCTCTTTCAGTGGATCAATCCAGGCTTTGGGCTGTCTGATCCACTCATGAGCAAAAAACGGCTCTTTTTCCGACCAAAAACCACGATTTTTGAGCAATCCGGCAGTAAAACACGCTTCCAGAAACGCCTCGTAGATTTCATCCATGACCTGAGTCAACTGTTCGTACTCTTCGTCAAACGTCAGCTCATCCTCGATCAGACCTTGTCTGGCAGAACTGTAGGATGTTTCCGACATGTCCCGGCTCGTTGCTTCATAGCTGATGCCCTGTCCGGCTGCAATCATGCGTTGCTGTAACTTGGCGAAACTCGTTGCATCAGCGCTCTGGCCGGTCGGGTTTACCACCTCAACATCATCACCAGCGTTTAATTCCTTGATCATTCCCGGAGTTAAAGATTTCCCGTCATAACTCATCTTGTCAGGGCTTACAGTCTGCCTCCCCATGACCGGAGGAAGGGTCTTTTTAATAAAAACCGACAGACACGCCATGACTCGCTGTTTGACGGAGACCGCCGTCATGAATTCGTTCAGATCTCTGATTCTGGTCAGCGTCTGGGACATATCCGACATTTCCCGGATCTGAGAAGGGCGGCGCTTGGTGTAGTAAAAAATAACGTCTTTTGCTGGAATATAGACCGGATCGATCTCCGTTGTTCCGTCAAGCTGGTACTGCTTAAACCAATAGCCAACGGGTCTGTTATATTCGTTGTACTCGATGCCTCCGACAGTTCGCCCGGTCATGTCGTGGCCACTGTCGAGCTCATCCACTTCGAAAAGCTGTAATTGCAGCGGTATTTGAGCGTTTTTGACGTATCTCTTGACAACCAGAATCCCACCGTCAACCTTCTTTCGAACAACCATCATTCGGAGGATCTGGGAAAAAGACTGCTGACCGGTCACATCGCAGTTTTTTGGTTTACACCATTGGTTCCAGAGTTTTTCAATCCTGTCATTGAGTTTTTCACTCTCTGTCATGGCCTGAAGGCGAATCCCGGAACCGACGATGTTTCTCTTGTTCGCTCCAAGGATCGAGTTCATCACATCAGAGTTGCGTTCCAGGTCTCGCGCTCTCGCCCGGACGCTGTCACGGCTCCACCGGTCTGTTTCCTCTGCTGACTGGTTGACCACCCTCCATCCGGCATTTAACCTGCCATTACTCCCTGCGTCGTAGTTACGCATCTCATCCAGTGAGATTTTCCACGCCGTTCGACGCGCTCCCCACTCAGGGGATAAAAACGATATTGCATTATCCAACCAGCTCATGTATCACCTCGTATCCGGCCAGAAGGCAACATAGCAATCATCAAAAAATCCGGTGTTTCCTTCCGCAGCTGTCGCAGACTCTAAATCCTGTCGCATCTTGTAGAGTTGGGACAGGTCTGCTCTTGTCAGCTTGCGACTTCCTATGGTGTAGGATTGGCCGCCGGCCAGGATCGTCAGGATTGCATTGTTGACCTCTGACAGCATTTCGATATTTGTGATTGGTTTTCGTTCCTCTATTGTTGTTGTCATAGCCAATCCTCGTTATTCTTAATCCAGGTTTCTTCTGGTGCTTGTGGGATCTTTCTTTCTTCCGGTTCCGATTCCTGGTTCATCAGGTGCATCGACCTGACTCCCATAATGTCGGCAGCAGCCATGGCATACACGTTGCAGTCAAGATAGTGGTTATCTGCATGTTCCGATTTCGGAACCCAGTGTTGGATAACCTTCCCGCCAGACCGAATGTTGATTTTGTGTTCCGCTGTCACCTGTCTGGCATACTCCATGTCACAATCCTGATGCACCATCCAGGCTCCTGTCCCGTTGGGCTTGTGCATCCTGGATGCAATCATATCTTTGTATTTGTCACCATCAGTCATGACAAGCTGGATTCCGTCACCAACTTTGCCCGGACGGTTTACAGTGGACAATTTGTAGTGGCTTGTCATCTGGGACGAAGACCCTTTAACCGGCATGGCCCATTCCAGATTGTTGATGCAAAACTCATAGGTATCATCAGCGTTGTAACCGGAGTCCACCAAACAAAGCTGAACCACGAAGGGTTCTCCGATCTCGTTTTTGTACTCCAGGTTCATCACTCTCTCGATGTCGGAAAAACTCGAAACCTGTCCATGGGCTATACTCTGGCTTGTCAGATAATCGCCCCACGCCCTGATGTCATAGTACAGGCAGTTTGATTGCACGTCGACACCGCCGGTGAGCATCTTCCCCCAGCTCGGTACCACGAACTCAGCCACGTCGGTCTGCCTTGCCATGACCATATCCTCATCCATGTGAGTTGCCATGTCTTCCCATGGTTCGGCAAGCCAGGAGTTTTTAAAGTTCTGAAGCTGTTCCGGATCGTCTTTGGACTTCATGAATTCCAAGGCGATCTCGGAGAATCTCACAAAAGGTGAGTAGAGTGTATTGATCCAGAAAGCGACTCTTTTTTTGCCTTTGGTGTTCTCCCGGACCGTTCGCCACTCGCCGTTACGAAGCATCTTGTCTTTGCTGGAGTCGTAGATCACGCCTCCGCACTCTGGACAGACGTAAACCGCAAGGTCGGCTCGCTCCGTTATCGTCATGCCCTCCCTATCCGGCCATTTGAGATTGTTGAAGGTGAACTCTATCATCTCCTCACAATGGGGACACGGAACGAAGTAGTGTTTGACGATGTCAGCGCCCTCCATGGCTTTCCAGATGTGACCTTCTCGGACTGTTGGAGTTGAAGTCATGAAAATTTTGCGGTTTGCGAATGTTTTTGTTCGCTCCCTTGCCAGCGCTATAGGATCAGCTTCTTTTCGAGTGTTGGAAGGGTATTTATCCACCTCATCGAGGAAAAGGTACTTTATAGCCTTCGATGCCAGAGACGAAGGGCTGTTGCTCCCGGCAAGAGTCAGATACATGCCCTGAAACTGCAATTCAAGGTCTTTCGAAGCGAACTCCTTATAGACCTCTGCCAGTGTCGGAGAAGCTTTGATCATCGGTTCAACTCTGTTCTCTGAGATCGATTTTGCGAGCTGTTCCGTTGGATAGACGATCATGACCGGAGACGGATCTTGCTGGATGACGTAACCAAGCATGTTCAACAATGCTTCTGATCCACCAACCTGAGTACACTTGCAGAAGATTACCTCTTCCGTCTCATAATCCAGGATCGAATCCATGATCCCGATAAGGTATGGAGTTTTGATGTTCCTCCAGATACCCGGCATTGCTGACGTTTTGCTGTCCAGGATCCTATATTTCTCGGCCCACTCGGAGACCTTCAGCTCCTCAGGTGGCTTCAAGTATCTGAGAGCGTTAATTATGTACTTAGGAGCCTGAAACCTTTTTGGGACGGCCTCTTTTTTTGGGCTGTTCAAGTGGTTCCGCCTCCTTCCCGGCAATCACAAAAGCGTCGAGCTGGCTTGTGATCTCCTGCATGATTTCTTTTTCCAGTCGTCTTGACTCTACCGGTTCGATCTGTCCGGAGATCAGACCGATGATCCGAGCCGGTAAGTTGAGAGCGAATTTCTTAAAATTCGTGAAGAATTTTGCGTAGTCAAGTTCCAGCTCATCAACGGCAACATAACGGCCCATGGCAATTTCTGTCTTCAGCTTGTGAAGCTCGCCCTGGCTTTCTTTCAGAGCAATTTCAGCTTCGAGCTTTTTCATTTTCAATTCAGACTCGTTCGCCGGGGATCTTCCGTTCGCTCTCTGCTGCAGGTTCTGTATGTAAACCTGCACATTTTCCCTGAGGTTGTACTTCCTGCCATTCCTGGAAGTCTTCTTCAACACCCCGTCTGCAGTCAGCTGACGGATTCTCTGTACAGACAGGCAAAACCACTCAGCAAGCTCCTCAGCACTCACGTAGACAGGGGCTTTTTCTTCGTCCATATTCAGCCCCTTCCTTTAAAAAATCCAAGTTTTCAAACAATTTCTATCCGAAAAAATTTCGGGCTCAAGGCGC